CGTGTTCTTTTTTTATCTAAATGCCATTTTTTAAATATTTCATATTGTTCGTTAATATCAATATTATTTTCTTTGCACAAGGTTTCTTGTTTATGAGTGAATTTTAATTTTAATAATTTATCGAATGTATTATCTGCCATTATGTTAAATTCCATTTTTTTTATATTCCTTTAGTGTTTTGTTTATATTAATATTAATATTAATATTAAATTACAGAGACCAAAAAAATCGCCATAGTTAAGAATAATTATTAACTAGCTACTTATATTTAATATCAAATTTGTTCTCAAATTGTTGTTTTCTTTGGTTTTTCTTCTTATTGTTCCAGCTCTCTCTCGTTAACTTTTTTCGTAGTCCTTTTTCAAAAAATTCTAAAATAAATTCACTTTTTATGTAAAATTTATCATTTTTTTGCTCAAAACTTACATAAAAATTATAATTTTCTGCTGTTTCTTGTAAATTTTTTACGTTAATTTTTAGTTTTTTCTTAGCAAGATTGACCTCAATAGGCTCGCAATTCCTTCGCCAAAGTTCCAGATATAATATGTATAAATCTTTCGCTATAACTACACCAACATCATGCTGTATGTTTACCATTTCAGCAGTTGGTACGTTAAAAAAAGGTAAATCTTTATTTTTATCCATTATGTAATATCGTCTATCATTGTAAAATTTGCAATAGGTATTTGCACAACAGTTCCAACATCACGTTTATCATTGCGATAATTTATAGGTTGATACCATAATGTTTTTTCATCTTCACAATCAACATCTTCAAAATCAATCCACCCTGTTTTGTTATCGCCTTTCCAACGTACAAGAAATATTACAGGCTTACCCCAATTTTTTCTCAATCGTTTAGCATACGAAAATTTATTTAAACTGCATATTATTGTTGGATAATCAGTAGATTTAGCATTTCTTACCCTTATTTCTACCCACCCTGCAATCGATCCCTCTCGCCACATAGAGTAGTCTATTGGGTGATAATTTGGTTCTTTCTTACTATTACAACGCCATTTTAAATTAGCTATTTGTATTAGTCTTTCTTCATTTTCTAAATCTTCTTTATCCTCATAAATGCGATTATTCATATCATTGCCTCATTAATGGATAAAAGTCATAAAAATCATTTGGCTCTAAATCTAAAAGTTTACAAATTTTTTCCATTTTATCCTTTCTAGGAATACTTTTACCTTCAATAATTCTATAAATATTATTAATATGTTTTTCACCAATTTCTTCTGCTAGTGATTTAGGAGACATTTCTTTTTGCTTTAATGCCTGAAATATTTTTCCGTAATAATCCATTATCTACCACCTAAAAAAAGAAGTGCTGCAATTAATAAAACAGCAAGAGCTATCCCAAACATATTATTTTTTGCTACTGGTTTTTCTCCATAGGCTTCATTTATATTTGGTGTATTGGGATCGTCTTTAATATAATGCCCCTTAGAGTTTCTTGCTCTTGTTCTTTTCTTGCTAACCTTAGTTGTTTTTGCTTTCGCCATTTTAATCTCCATAATTATTTCTTTTAAAGATAATTCTATTCTCAAAAAATGTCAAACAATATAAATTAAATGTAAATTGAATGTAAATTTTTTTTTCATTGTAATTTTTACAGCCCTTTAAAAGCCTTATTTTCTGCCATTATTATTATTTATTTGACATTAGTTTCATTAAAAGATAAAATAATTATAGTAAATATAAAAGCATTTAAAAAATGGAGAAATAAAATGTTAACAGTAAAAGGTAAAAATACTTATGAAGAAATAAATAAGTTTGCAGAATCTTTTGAACCAGAATTTAATACTGGTAGAAAAAGATGGAACAAAGTTAATACAGTTGATTTTGATATTGCTTGTAATTTTATTAATTATATGTGGAATAAAAAATCAAATTATAAAATGCCCAAACGGATTGAATTTAAAAAAACTACTGGTCATAGATATAATTCTTGGAAAAGACCTAGTTTAATTTTTAAAAATGTTGATGGGTTTTATAAAATAAAACAAGGCACATATCTTATTAATGTTGAGAGAGGGTGGAGTCACTTTGCACATGAATTTTCACATAGTCTTACTTGGATTATGATTAACAATGGTGAACATTCTGATTATCAAGCGAAGGTAGAATTAGAAGTCCATAAAGAACTTCATACTTTTTTACATAAAGCTAATAATAATTTAATTGATATTGTTTCTTTTAATAAACCAAAAAAAGCTAAAAAAAGAAAAAAAAGAACAATTAAAAAATTACCTTATCAAGCATCTTATCCAACATTAAGAAAAAGATTTCCTGAAATTAATTGTGAAGATGAGGGTATTTGGGATGATGAAGATGGTAGACGAGTTTGGTTTGTAACTATTGATGATGGTTTCTTTACAGATCATGGTTTGGATAGTGAGGATGATTGTCCTTTAAGTGGTGAAGGACATTATGCTTGGGGTGCTGATGAAAGATACTGGAAAGTTGAAACGTTAGCAAAATTTATTTACTTAATAAGAGAAGGTAAAAATTCACCTAGAGATATTGTAGATAATGAATTAGCATAATAATTTAATTAAATAATTTAAGAACCCTCAAATCTAATTTGGGGGTTTTTTTATGGGTACTCTACTATCAACTACTATCTAAAACCTTCTGTATGACGATATATGAAGGTCAATTTTTTTTAATTATTATTAAATTTTATTATAAGGGGGATAACTTTATCCCCCTCTAAATATCTTGCTTTAGGTTTTGAAATCATTAAAAATCACATTATGTTGAAACAGACTTTTAAAACATATACAATAGTGGGCTTGGCAATAATTGGTGTTATGGGATTAGCCTTTGCCGAAGATAACACAAATGTAATTACAAATACAACGACAACAACTTCTACTGTAAATTCAAACAACAGCAATACCAATGTTAATCAATCAACAAATAACAACACAAATTTAAATACGAACAACACAACGATAAATCAAACAACTAATTCAACGTCAACTAACAACAATACCTCAGTTAATACCAATACGAATAACTCTACTAATAATTCTACGTCAAATGTTACTAGCAATATTACTCAAAGTGTTACAAGCAATATTAATCAATCAACAGACAACACCTCTTTAAATACAAATAATAATACCAATGTTTCGACCTCATCTAGTTCCTCAAGTGTTGAAACTAAAAACGAAAATATTAATTCATCAGTAAACAATAACAATAATAATAATGTAAATAACAGTAACAGCAATTCTCGTCAGGTTGTAACACAACGTATTAAAGGACAAGTTAGTTCAGCTATTGCACCCTCTATTAATTCATATAGTCAGTTAGTATGCACTTCAGGTACTTCAACATCAGTACAAACAAATTTGTTTGGCATTGCAAGTGGCAGAAGTGTTATTGACACAAATTGCCAAAGGGTTTTATTAAGTCGTGAATTAGCAAGTCAAGGTATGAAGGTAGCTTCTGTATCACTTCTTTGCCAAGACAAAAGAGTATTTAAGGCAATGATGATGGCAGGCACTCCATGCCCTGTAAATGGATTAATTGGAGATGAGGCTAAAGCATATTGGATTTCTAATCCTGAGATACGACCTGATTGGGAAGATATAAAAAAAGAATACAAAAATTTAGATGCCAAGATATATAAGAAAAAAGATTTTTGTCGTAAATATAAAAGTCATAAGTTGTGCTTAGACTAATATTTTTATTATTATTTAGTGTTTCTGTTCAAGCTAATGATCCCACATTTACAGTCGGAACAGAAAATATTATGGATATATCGACTACTGGAGTTGCTTTAAATCTTCAAGATGACGCTATGAGTGGAATGAAGCCTCTAGGGTTTGATTTTAATTACTACAACAACACTTATGATGAAGTTAATATAGCTATGAATGGTTTTATGACATTTAATCCAAATTTTTCTGTAAACAGTCAAAGAAATTATTTGTCAGAAACATTACCTGCTACTGGTTTTAATTACAGTATATTTGGATTGTGGACAGATTTAATTGATAAGAATAATAATAATGGAAGTCCTTACATTCAAACTTTTGGCGATACTGGTTCTAAATATTTTGTTACTGGTTGGTACAATATAAATGAATATAGAAATAATAATTTAAACTCTTTTGAAATTATATTGTATGAAAATACTAATGCTATCGAATTTAGATACGATAAAATTAATATATCTAATCACGATATAACTATAGGATTGCAAGGGAACAATGAAAGTTTATCGTACTTACGTTATGAAGATACTAATTCTACAAATTATGCACGCACAGATAAATGGTCTATTAGCACAAAATTAGATGAGTCTTATTCTAATCTATCGTCAGAATGTCTTACAGACTCAAATTTTTCTGCTTTATGTAATGTTTACGATCTAGGAAATGATACAGAAGAAGATGATATATTTGATTTTATTGATGATTTAATTGAAAGCAATCAAGATTATGGCATTGAAGAAGATTTACACTTAGGTTTTACAACAGAGATTAATTACGAGACTGGCGAGGGCTTGGCAATAATTGATTATAGCATAGAAGATGTTTTTTTAGATAATGAACTTTTAACAATTATAGAAGATGAGGAATTTCACAATGAAGATAATTTCGATTTTGAGTATGTTGATGATGATTATTTTGATACTATGGGTAATGACAATGAGACGTTAGAAATACTTGATATTACTAATGTTTTGCCTGAAATTTATCCTGAAGATAATTTTTTAGAAATAGCACAGATTATTAATATTGAGTTAGAAGATAGAGAAGAAGAACAATTTTTTGAACAACCTAATGAGGAAGAAAATGAATTATGGCAAGAAAGTAATGAACAAGAAAGTCAAGAAGAAGAAGAACAAGAAGAAAGACAAGAAGAAAGTCAAATACTAGAAGAAGAAGTTTCTGAACTAGAAGAAGATATTGAGCCAGATAGACCTAATAGACAAAGAAATATTGTGTCTAATAATGTTGCCTCAACCAATTCTTATGTGCAAAACCTAACGTCTAATATTATAAGCCAGTCAAACAATTCATCACAAACATCAAGCGGTAATGCAATTTCTAGTAACAGTAGTTTTTCGCAATCTGGCATAAGCAATCAAATTTCTGCCGAGCAAACACAAACCCAAAATGCTTTGCAGTCCGTTCAAACTATCGAAGTCAATCCTATTGGTAATGACGCAATGGGAGTTGCTATCGTACAAGTTCAGACTGTAACGACTGATAGCATAAGTAATGAAATTACATCAATTACAAATGAAACAATGACATCATCTGAGGCAGACCAAGTTGTTGCTAGTGTAATCCAAAGTAACATGGAAAGTTTGCAAGAGGAGATAGAAGAAAACCAAAATGAAAGTGGTGAGTATGATGTGCAAGGACAATCGAATTTAATCGCTCTAATGAATTATAAACAAGGTTGGGATAATTATTCTGCAATGAATATTCCAGACGTTGCTTTTTACGAACCTTATCAAATATATACAAATGTTGTTTTAAGTGATAATATTAATGCACATATATCAATGACAGAAGCCTCATCTATTGCAATGAATAAAATGGTGAGCAGTCAGAATTTAGATTTATTTAGGAGATACTAATGAAAAATTTAATGGATAATCTACAAAAGTATTTAGCAGTAATCGGTGTAATTGGTGCTGTTGGTGGTGGTTTCTGGAGTTTTGCAGTAGCTACAAGTGAAATAAATAATCGTTTAGATAACTTAGAAGCTGTTGAGATAACATCTGTTGATGTCTCGCCATTAGAAACAAAGATAGCCATACTTGAAGAAAAGGTATCGAAGTTAGAAAAGGCTACCGATAATAGCCGCAACCCATTATTAGGTGGCTAATACAATAATGAAATATTCATTAAATGATTTAAAAAAATTTAAACTATTAAATGTACCAAAAAGAGAAGCCAGAATATTTATAAGAAAATATCATTATTCAGGTTATACAATGCCAAGATTAACTAAAATAATTTTAGGTTGGTATAATAAAAATGATGAACTTATTGCTGTTATTACTTTAGGTTGGGGAACACGACCTTTGCATACTATTAAAAAATTATTTAATAATTGCACTACAAAAGATTATTATGAAATTGGTAAAATGTGTTTACACGAAGATTTGCAAAAAAATTCAGAAACAATATTTTTATCTCAAGTTACAAAATATTTGAAAAAAAATTGTCCTGACTTATTATTTTTATTTACTTGGTCTGATGGAATTTTTGGTAAAGCAGGTTATGTTTATCAGGCTTTTAATATGTTATATGGTGGTTATATAATTACTGATGTTTATAGTGATAATAATGGTAAAAGATACCACCCCAGAACTATATCTGGAATAATTAAAAAAAAATATGGTTTGAAAAAAGGAAATGCTTTAGGTTCAAGACCTGATTTTAAACAAAGAAAAGATTTAAAATTAAATAGAATTAAAGGTAAACAGTTTAAATATATTTTACCCTTAAATAAAAAAAGTAAAAAATTAATTAAATTATCTAACACTAATTGGAATGTTAATTATCCAAAAGATAAAGATTTAAGTTGGTATTTATTAGAGCATAGCGAAAAAAAATATAAAAAAATATTTTCTTGTCCTTTATATATAGGAGAATATCAAAATGATTTTAAAGATTTGCCTTTATTTAATTAATAAACACAATTTCGACATAGTTCGACAACCACAAAAAAATCGTAAAATCTAGCTATTTTTATTAAATAAAATCAAAAAAATAGTCCTCACCACAATAGGGAGGACTTGTTTTTACTGGTAATAAA